GTCGGGTTGGTGATTGCTTTAGTGCTGGCCTTTCTGGCTGGGGGCGGGAACCAGGTGTTTCGGTTGGCTGACAAAGCTCTGGATAAGGTAGAGGTTCAGGAGGTTGTGTCCGGGGACTCTTCATCAGTGACCGGAACAAGTCCGGTTGAAAAGTAGCGGAAGCGAGACGGGCTGATGACCAATCTCTCTAGGAAACGGAAGCGCAAAATCCGCCGCCGGAGCAACAAGAGCCGGGGGAAGAAGTGATTATTCTAGTGCCCAGGGTTAAAGAGATTAGTCACGCCTGTTATCAGGACAATATGGAAATCTGGTATTGCGCCAAGCATGACGAAACCCATTACGGATGTGTTCATCAGAAAGATTGCCCATCAGATTATGAAGAACTCCAGGTTGAAATTCCGGATGAAGTATGGGATACCCTGTCTTTTAGCCAAAGACAGGAAATGATTACCCAGTTGTCGGCGGAACAATAACTAAGCGGATGTTCTTAGCCCTGGTGGTCGAGAGAAAGCCGGTGGTCCTGCCCCGGCACGACGTCCATGACACCAACGATTTAAAGAATCTACCCGAACCCTGTATTATTCAGCCGGATAAAATCAGCTACGGCCACTTTCATTCCTGTTCTCGTCACTGTATCCTGATAGAATGGGACGATTAGTATGGCTTCGATAACATTACAGCAGGCAGAATACGAACTGGCCCGGCGGGACTTCAAGGAATGGCTCCGTTACGTCAAGGTAGAGCGACGGGACGGAGATAATGTGGGTATCGGGCCTTATGAGTTATGGCCTGACCTTGAACAGCAGGTACTGCCTGCTTTGGAAGAGAATAGGCTGATTGGCTGGCCCAAAGCCCGTCAGGTGTCGGCATCCACAACAGTCGGCCTCTGGGACCTTCACGGAGCCCTCTATAAGGAAAACTTCCATGTTGGCGAATTCTCCCGAAACGAAGACGATGCCAGGGAGTTGATACGCAAGCAGAAGTTCACCTACAGACATTTGCCCAACGAACTTCAGGTGCCCGTCAGGTCAATGGAAAACCAACTCGAAATGGTGTTTCCAAACACCGATTCCTGGATAAGGGCTTTTCCTTCCACCAAGGACGCCGGACGGGGCTACACCCTGCACCGGGCCCACTTCGATGAATACGACTTCCACCCCTATGATAAGGATACTTACTACTCGGTAAAACCAGCCCTTGATGACGTGATGGGCCAGATTATTCTCACCAGCACTATTAACTTCGAGAAACTGGGCGATTCCGAGTTTCAGGCTATTATCAGGGGCGCACCATCCAACGGGTTCCATATTGTGTTCCTGCCCTGGGACTCCGCCCAGGACGTGACCAGGCATGGTACGAAGCCACCCGGGCCACCTATTCCGACCCGTACCGCTTCTCTAAAGAGTTTCCCAGCACCCTGCAGGAAGCCCTGGCTCCGCCCAGCACTATGACGTTCTTTGACCATACCATTCTGGAAGATATGCGCCAGGACTGCCGGAGACCAGTGGAACAACTCGGCAGTACCCGAGTCTATCAGAAGTTTAGCCCCGGTATGCGCTGTGTGGCCGCCACCGACACCAGCCACGGCATCGGAATTGATAATTCCGTCACGGCAATAATGAATGCTGACTCCGGAGCCGTGGTTGCTGTTATAATGAGTCCATTCATCAGTAATGATGATTTCGTAATGGAATCGGTAGACTTGTTAGCAAAATACGACAATCCATTGTGGGCTATTGAGGATAACGACTGGGGGAACTATATTATACGCAAGGCCCAGGAATTGGGTTATCCCCGTCTCTATCAATCGGATGTCAAAGGCGGCAGAGGTTCCAGAAAGTCTCTGGGATTTCATACCGGAGGCGGACGGAGCGGCACCAGAGTGGACGTTTGGGGAGAATTGCAGTCAGCCATCCATAATAGACAACTGACCATCTTTGATGAGGAAGGACTTGACCAGTTCTTTCAAGTTATTCGCAACCCGCAGAAGTATGGACAGGCCGACCATATCAAGGGAGGGCACGACGACTTCCCAATGGCTGTCGGTATCGCCTGGTTAATCCGTCATCATGCCGGGAGGGCCAGCCGAATCAGACAGAAACTCAACGAGCAGCAGTTCTATAAAGGGGAAGCCAGAACATCCCGAAACAGAGACCGGATACCCAGATGGTAGAATGTACATCAGTACACTTTTACATTAAAAAGGTAAAAATGTAATGCCACTAGACAGACCCTCTGAAGACGATATAGCGTACCGACGGGACTTTCTCCTGGAACTATGGGCTGGTGCCCATGAGAAGTGGAAGAACACCGACTCTTTCCTAGACCTATCTTATGAAGTCTGGCCCACCAGAGCTAATAACTCCCGGCCTTCGTATCACCCGGCCCGGTCTGCCGCTATCGTCAATCATGCTGTGGACAACCTATTGTCCCATAATCCGTTGTTCTATCGTCCGATTATTGGGAATGCTCAGGACGCCGAGGAACTGGCTGATAAGGTGGAGAACGGAGTAAAAGCTATCTTTGACGAGATGGCACTGTTGGAACCGTTGCTGACCGGAAAGCAGGTCAACCGCCACCACGTCGCCTACGGCTATACTATTCTGGAAGGCCCCCTGAAGACCAGCAAGGGCAGGCCACGCAAGCCGACCCGCACCAGAGGTATGTCCGACCAGGAATGGGAGTCACGTGAGGCCCAGTGGGAGAACGAAAAGCGTACCTGGATGCCCTTCCGTGTCAAGTCGCCGCATCCCTCCTGGGTACTGCTCGACCCGCAGGAAAAGATGCCTAGCATCGCTATTAAACACGCTCCCCGGTATGCCCGAGACCTGCATATTCTCACCAGGGAATTGAAAGCCTCTGGATTCAAGGGTGTAGACCTTTTCGATATTGATTCAGTCAAGAACCCCTACCAGGAAATCATGTGTGATGAATGGTGGGACGAGGATTGGCATTACTTGATGACATCCCAGGGCCAGATTCTTTTCGGCCTGGCTAATCCGGCCAAGTACGTTCCCTTCGGACATGCCTTTTCCGGTTGGGGCAATTATCCCACCGGCACTGACAGCACCTCTACTCTGGACCCGAAATATCTAGCCCACGGTATCCTGGACGATACCAAAGAGTCGCTTAGAGCCAATGCCCAGTTTGCTTCAGCCTGGCATAACGCACTGGTACTGGCTGCTTTTCGCAATAAGTACACCACCGGAGACGCTGAGGCTATCATTGAGCAGGAGGAACGGGGTTCCGAGACGATTATCGAAGTAGACGGCGGCAAAGAAACCATGTGGTGGGAAGAAACTCCCGATATGCCCAACTGGCTATTTGAGGGCAACCGTCTATTGTTGCAGGATATTGAATTTGCCACCTTTGCTCAGGCTGTGGCCGGCATCAGGGAGCAGGGTGTCGTTACAGTAGGACAGCAGGCTATTCTAAGCACCGCCGCTAACCGCCGGTTTGTCAGTCCACAGTTGCAGGCCCAGCATTTGTGGAGCAACGCCGGTAAGAACCTGCTGCGGTTGATTGATATGACAGGAGAGAAGTTCACGGTGTCGGGCAAGGAAATCGGCCCCAATGACATCAAGCACGACTATTCCATCAGTGCGACTCTGGAAGTGGTTGACCCGGTACTGCTAATGCAGGAAAGAGAAATAGCATTGCGTGAATTTGAAGTCGGCCTGATTTCCGATACAGACTACCGGGCTCTGGCACGCAAGGGCGACGAGACCGGCATCAGAGAACGCATTATCAAACAGCAGGCTAGAGAGTTGCCGGAGTTCAAGATACGGTTGATTGCTGATGCCCTTCGAGAAGAAGGTATGGCGGAACTGGCTGAGCAACTACTCAACCCACCGCAGGAACCTGGAGTTAATGGTCAATCAACACAACCGGCCAATTCCAATCAAAATAATGCTCTGCTTAACGCTGGACGTGATATGAGACAGGCATTGACACCCAATACTCCTGGTCAGCCTCGTTCCGGTCAGGCATTTGCCGGTTCCAATGGGTCTCGGGTTAACCAACCGCTATAGAGGAAACATGCCTAGAACCAATCCATTGCAGAAGATTTCCACCGACCTGGCTAAAGAGTTGGGGCAGTCCAGGCAGAAAGCCAACCGGTCCAAGGTAGTCCCTTTCGGCATGGAACAGGTTGATACCAGAACAGCGATGGAAAGGCTCAAGACCATGACTCGGGCTGATTTAGAGTCCATGCCAGTTGAGACCTACCGGAGTCTGGTAGATTCTGTTGGGCCGCAGGCCATTATACAGGTCATTAACCGGCAGCAAGATAGCAGCTTTTTATAATGGGAGTTAGAGATGCCCAATAGCACATTCGCTGATTTCAAGAGAGGCATTGATTCAATTTACAATGCTTTTATTACCGGCGTCAGTGCTAAAGACCCGGTAGATTACAACAATAATCTAGCCCTGGCCGAGAAACGTGCTGAGGCGGCTCAGAACGACTCCCAGACTCTCTTTGCCGCCCGGTGGAAAGCCGTTCAGAACGACATCCAACATGCTCAACAGTGGTTGGCCCGGCCCAATAAGCAGAGTGCCTACAACCAGCAGTTGGGACAGGAAAACTTACAGAAGGCTATGGCAGAACGGGATAACCTGCTGCAAATTGGACAGCAGGTAGAGGCTGCTCAGAATGATGCCTGGACTAGAGGCAGGCAGGCAGTCCGTGACGAGACCGTAAAGCAAATACGAATCAATCATCCTACCTTCAATCCACAGGGATATGTTGGGCCAGCACCTTCTCAGGCCAGCACTCAGGCATCTCCGCCAACTACTAATCTGACCGGCGACGATAACTTGACACCAGACCAGATTGCTTTCTTACAGCAGCATGGCTTTAACAGCAAAGGTCAGTCTTTACAAGACCAGGCCAATCAGATTTCTCAACAGAACCCGAATACTCCAGTGCAGATTGCTACCGGAGGATTAACACCGGAACAGCAAGCACTTATCAATAGCACAAGAGGAAGTAATCCTCCTCTAGCCAGCGGGGATACTTTCAGTGATCCGGCTCTCTTTGGAAGCGGGGATATGTTTGGGGGTGATAACCCAGCACAGCAAGACCCCCAAGTTCCATATCGTATCAATCCAATAACCAATATGCCTGAGATATGGAACGGGTCTCAA